ACCCTCTAGGAGCTGCTTACGCTGATGCTCAGGTAGAGAGAGAAGCATTGCTTCATAGTCACCAGAGTCTGAAAGGTATGGGTTATCAAATAGGCTTGCAGGAATAAACCTACGCTTAAATAGTGGCTGACCCTCTTTACTGTGTCCTACAGGAAACGTAATAGTCTCACCAGATTCAATGTCTGTAGCCCAGAAAGCTCTACCAGCAGGGCCAGGGTCAATAAACATCTTCTTAACCCAACTATGCCCAGCGCCACCAGGGTTAGTCGTACCTCTCATATACAAACCTAACTCTTTACTAGAACTACGTAGTCGTGAACGCATATAGTTCCAAGCGTAGGGTGTACCCCACTGAGTAAGTTCGTCGAAGCCAATCCAGTTAAACGCCTGACCTTGGTAGCGCATAACGTCCATGTCTTTATCCAAGTAAGACATCCAGAGTCTGCCACCACGAGGTGAAGTCCATTGAGACTTACGTTCAGACCACTTGATACCAGGAATAGCTTTAGGATATAGTTCTTGGCTCTTCTGGATAAGCTCTCGAAGTTCTTCTGTAGTATGTCGTACAAGCAACCCAGAGAAGTTAGGGTCATTCAGGCCGTGTAGGGGGTCTGCAAGCATCGCATAAGACTTACCACCACCTGCGGCACCGCCGTACAGTACTTCACGCTCAGAGGAGCTTAGAAAGGATGTCTGTGGACCTGCGTTAGGCTTAAAGACTACGTCCTGTGCTTCTTCGATGTTATACTCTGCAGCTTTAACTTCAGCATAAGCCGTTTCAACCTGCTTAGGTGTCTTCGCCTCCTGTGATGGAGTAGGCTCCGATGTTTTGCTCTTCGAGTTTTTTGATCTCTTGTAGCGTTTCTTCGAGGCGCTTGGCAAGCTTGCGTTTAATTGCAGCAGTTTTTTTACGTCTTCGCTCAATTTCAACTCTCTTCTTTAGGCCCATATGTGATATGTAACGGCCCGTCTGTTTAGAAAGCCAGCGAGATACATCTCTAAAAGAGTACTGCTTTAAGTGACGCTTTGCAAGCTCTAACGCTTCAAGCTGGTCAGGGATGGGAACTAGGAGCTTTTCATTCTCAGGGTGTACCTCATAACCGAAAGGTACAATCCTAGAACTTACTCTGGCAATAACGTGCCACTCTCGTTCCTTACCCTTGTTAGGCTTGGGTAACTCCCAAAAGCCTAGATCTCTGTCATAATCAAAAGACACTTTTACTCGTTATTACCTTCTTTAGGTGGCAAATAGAAGATACCACCACCAGAAGAGGAAACATCTACTCTGTCTACTTTACCAAGTCCTGCACGATCTAGCAAGTCTTTAGCTGCAGCCATCTTTTCTTTTATGCCAAGCTCTGTAGGGTCATACAAAGCGTTAACCATAGCCATAGCAGCTTTTGGTGCAGTACGAGAGAAGTACGTGCGTGTGGCATCATTGATCTCATCTTTAAGCGCTTCCACAATTAGGCGTGTAGGCGTGTTTTCACTATACCCTGCCAACTTCTTGGCAAGAACAACATCACCACCAGCTTCATCGAAGAGTACTTCTAGAAACTTTTGTTGATTCTCTGTTAGATTTCTTGCCATTAAGTCGTCCTCTTTATTTAGGCTTGCATATAGTTATACTCAGTACAACCTTAATAGCAAGCACCTTATCCCTTAGCGTAGTAACGCTCTTTAATCTCACCACGAGAGATGCCGATATCGCTTAGCTCTGCATCTGTCATGTTCTGCAGTATGAAGAAGTCTGCACGGCGCTGTTGGCCTTCTGCGATAGACATTGCAATGTGTTTAGCAAAAGCTTTGAGTTTCTGTAACATAGTTATAACCTTTGTGTGTGTACGGACTGCACAGCGCAGCCCTTATTACACGTAGTTATATCTAAGGCTCTTGTGTTTAGTACTTACAATATTGCATACCCGTTACCCTACAGGAACAAAGGTCTCAATTACAGTTAGAATAGTATCAATATGTGCAGCCGTAGCAGGTTGTACCTGAAGCATATCACCCGACTGTAATACAAGCTGAATGTCTGTAAATGCTATGAACTCACCTGCACCAAGGTTCTTACCCTCAATGAAGTGAGAAGTGTAGGTATCTGCAGCAACATACCACTGAATAGTAATATCAGTGTTACCTGAGGAGTTGTGAACATGTAGGTAGGTAATCTCTGCGACACAGTTCGCAGGGCAGGTATACACAGTCTCTACAGCCGTTGTAGTGCTGTGACCCCATACTGATCTCTTACGAGCATTCCTGCCCTGCGATACTAATGACATTACTCTTCCTCTACAGCTTTCTTAGCTTTAACCTTTTTAGGTCTAGGCTTAGCATGTTCTAACTCCGCTACACGACAGATCTCAGTTACGTTAGGGTCTTTACTCTGTACGTTTCCATAGTTGTCTTCACCTGCAGACTGGTTACCCATGCTGTCCCATACGTAGCCATGCTCATCTACACGATAACCTTTAGCTTCTAGCTCAGTCTTGTACTTATGATAAAACTTCATTGTAGTATTATACTTTCTTTTTATGCTTAGAGGCTTCTATGGCCCTACCTTGTTTCAGTGCTTCAGCCTTAGTAGGGTATACCTTACCTGTAGTACCCCATTTAAACCCACCCTTTACTTTACGTACTGGCATGTCACCACTTCTCCTTGTCAGCCCAATAAGCTGCACTCATCTTGCCTTTGGAGATATTCTTACCGTGTCTCGCTTTAAATGAAGCACGTTTCTTCTTCATGGCTTCAGACTCACCCGCCTTAGGCTTACCTGCTGTAGATGCACCCTGCTCACCAAAGCGGATAGTCTTGATGGTGTCACCCTCTTTAGCTACAACTACGTGAGACTTCTTAGGGTGGTCTGGAGTGCGCTTAGGCTTGTTGAAACCTGATACACCTGCACGAGTAAGACGAGGATCCTTAGCCATATTACTTATCTTCCCAAGCTTGGCATGTACGAAGGTTATGACAGATGAAATCAAACTTAGTGCAGTAACCACGGCCACCACCATCTTTATCAAACTCATTAAACGGGATAGCCTCCATAGCCTCCATCCAACGAGGTGAGTCCTGGAAGTATTCACAGTTAGCACAAAGCTGTCTACGTGCCTGATCCTGTGAGACACCCCATACAGCAGCAAGCTTGTTCCAATAAGGCTTATTAGCCGAAGGGTCAGCAGAGGCCTTCTCTGGGCCTAGATTCCACTGCTCCTGCAGTCTCTTCATGGTACGCTTATTGTCTTGTGTGCTAGTCACTTTAGGTAGAGGCATTTCAATGCTCTCAAAGCCAATAGCCTCTACGTTCATAATACCCTTGCTCATCACTTCTTACCTGCTTTGCTGTTACGTGGAATGCTGCGGTTCTTAGCTGGAGTTTGAACACGGAGGTTAGACTTAGTGTTGTTACGTGGGTTGCCATCCTTATGGTCAACATCCTTGCCGTCACCCTTAGAGACCAAGCCACCCTTCTCCATAGCATAACGTGCCTTCTTACGAGAGCGGTTATCAGCCATACGCTTAGGCGACTTGTCATACTTACCCTCACCACTCATAGAGTAGTTACGATTAGTCTTCTTCTTGGGGGTTGTCGGCATAGGGTCTCTTCCTGTCTGGGTCTAACACATCTCTACGAGATAAATGCCCTTCTAAGTACATAGCTCTCTCTACGTGATCCAAGGAGTACTTCACTCCTGTGTCTGCCTCTATAGCAGCCCTAACATAGAATACGTCACTCCTGGGGATGTGAATACGTCTAAGTCTAGGTGTATTACCGTCTGCTAAAGCAGAGTAAAACTCTTCTAGTACATTATCAGATGCATATAGTTGTATGTCTTTAGTCATGAGTGTCAACACTTATATATGAAATAAGTGGTACGTGTCGCAATACAAATATTGTTAGGGAGACAGGGAGGAGAGTAACACTATTGAGTGTGACACGTACCAGTAGAGTATAACTCTTAGAGTTCTTACTGCCCTATAGAGTTAGACTACAAGAACAGTAACACGGATATATATGTATTACAAGTGTATAGTTTATACTCTTAGAGTAATACTCTAGAGAGTTACACTCTTCCTATGTCCAATGATCTATTTGTTACACATTCTGAATATGTTTAACTACTTAGAAGTAATACTATCATATTTGTATTACTCTTCTTTAGTTATACTCTTCTTTATGTATTACTCTTTTTATATGTTTAACTATAAGTGTTTAACTCTCTCTCTCTCTTAACAGTTATAAGGATTTCAGAATGTGTGTCAATCCATAAAGTGACATGCTACCCTTAAATAGTTTTAGAATGTGTTACATTAGACACAGTATAGCATGAGAGTCATACTCTAGAGAGTTAAACTACCCATTTTCTGCTAGAGAGCCAAGGCATAAATGCAAAAGCTTTCCGTGGTCCGTACCCCCCTAGCTCTACTGTACTAGATAGGTCCGATTCGGTCTTACTTTCATGTGGTATACATAAGAGATCTGACATGTATGCTGTATATACACCGTTTACACCCTAGAGTTGTCTAACTCAAAAAGCCCGTGCGTGTATTTGTACATATACGTATAACCCCTGGTCCCCCCGTGGCCCTCGCCACCCCCCTAAAGCCATGCAGATCATCACCGTTGCTGTTTTGAGTGCATTCATATGGGTTAACCTATTGAAAACATTGCATTCTTGTATGGATTGATGAGCGGTAATTCAGTAAAAAGGTGTATTTTCTAGGGTATCCTGAACATCGTTCATAAAACGTGGAATGGATGCATTACCCATACCGCCCCGCTTGTAAGCTTCCCAAATAGGCTACCCTCAC